TAAAGCTAGAAGATAACTCACCCATGTCAGATAAGTGGGAAGTGGTCAGCATACCTGCCCTAAATACTACAGAATCTTTGGAAAAACTAGAAGAAGGCCGCGAAAAACTTATAGAACAAGGATATTTGTCCCAAAATTTTACTAATTTAGACCTTGGTGAATCATTTTGGCCTGCATCTGACCAAAAAAATGGTTTTTGTTGGACAACTGAAGACATAATTAGGACTAAAAACAATACACCTTCGTTTAAATTTGATGCATTATATGGACAATCACCATCTTCAGAGTCTGGAAATATTATTAAAATAGAATATTGGCAAGATTGGACAAAAGATGAACCACCTGATTGTGATTATATTATACAATCTTGGGATACCGCATTTTCTACAAGAAATACCGCAGATTACTCTGCTATAACAACATGGGGTGTATTTTCAGATGGTATATCACCACCAAATTTAATATTATTAGGTGCAGAACGTGGTAGATGGGATTATCCGACACTTAGAGAGAAAGCAGTAAAAAAATGGACAGAGCATAAAGCAGATTCTATTTTAATTGAGAAAAAAGCATCAGGTCAATCATTAATACAAGATTTGCGGTTAGCAGGTTTGCCTATATTTGAATTTAATCCTGATAAAGATAAGATTACAAGAGCCTATACTATAACAGGTTTATTTCACAATGGTAGAATATATGCGCCATTTAAAAAAGATTGGGCTATGGATGTTATTGATGAAGCAAGAGCATTTCCAACAGGTAGTCATGATGATTATATGGATACAATTTCACAAGCTTTATTATGGATGCGTAATGGTGGATATGTTTCTAATAGTGCGGATACATGGCTTGACAGTCAAGAAGAAAACATATATAATAGACAACGCAAACGTTACTACTAACAGGCGACAATAAGGATACATATGGCCGTTGAGAAAAGAATACAATTAGAAGATGACATTGGAGTACAACTACCTGAAGATGGTGCAATGGATTCTAATATGGAAGTTACATTAGAAGACCAACAAGAAATAGCTGCTGCAGAAGCTATGGGTATGATACCACAAGAAGATGGTATGGAATTAGAAATAGAAGATCATGAAGCTAATTTAGCTGACATGTTAGATGATCAAGAATTAAATCTTATAGCAATGGAATTATCAGAATCATTTCAAAATGATAAAGATTCTAGAGAAGACTATGACAGCATTGCAGAAGAAGGTGTTACACTATTAGGTTTACAAGATGAAAATGGTGATGAACCTTTTCCAGGAGCATGTGGTGCAACGCATCCAGCTTTAACACAAGCAGTTGTAAAGTTTCAAGCAAAAGCATATAAAGAATTATTCCCTACAGAAGGGCCAGTACGTACACGTATTATTGGAGCACAAACTCCACAAAAAACAGAACAAGCAAATCGAGTTAGACATTTTTTAAATTACCAAACACAATTACAAATGCCAGAGTATGGCCCAGAGTTAGATCGTTTATTATTCTATGTTGGGTTATATGGTTCTGCATTTAAAAAAACATATTGGGATGCAACATTACAAAGACCACGTACTCAATATGTTAAAGCACAAGATTTTTATATAGACTATTATGCATCTGATTTAGAAACAGCAGAACGTTTTACACACACGTATTCAATGTCACAAAATGAAATACGTAAATATCAAATAGCAGGAATGTTTAAAGATACAGAAGTTATGGATTCTCCAATGGATGGAGAGTCTAATGCTGAAGAAACAGCTAATGAAGCTGTTGGTGTATCTAGACCTTCTATGCAAAAAGATCGTGTGGAAATATTAGAGATGCATGTTAATTTAGATTTACCTGGATTTGAAGATGAGAATGGTATTGCATTACCTTACATTGTTCACATGACAGATGATAATACAATTTTAGCTATTAGAAGAAACTGGAATCAAGATGATCAAGCAAGAAAGAAAAAACATTTCTTCACTCACTTTACAATGATTCCAGGATTAGGTTTTTACGGATATGGTTATCTACATTTAATTGGTGGATTAACTAAAACAGCTACGTCCTCTATGCGTCAATTAATTGACGCTGGTACCTTTGCGAACTTGCCAGGTGGTTTCAAGGCACACGGTCTTCGTGTCCTTGCACCTGACGAGCCTATTGCACCAGGTGAATGGAGAGAAGTAAATAGTCCTGCGGGCGATCTTGGTAAAGCGTTACAACCATTACCATTTAAAGAACCATCTGGAACTTTATTTAATTTAATGCAATACGTCGTGAACACGGCAAAAGAGTTTGCAGACTCTAGTGATCATATTGTAGACAATGCATCTAATTATGGGCCAGTTGGTACAACTATGGCATTGTTAGAACAATCATCTAAGATGTTTAGCGCTGTGCACAAACGTTTGCATTCAGCCCAATCTAAAGACTTACGTATTTTAGCAAGATTAGATCATGAGTATCTACCTGATATGTATCCATACGAAGTTGCAGGGGGTGCACAGCAAGTTTTCAAACAAGACTTTAATTTAAAATCAATTGATGTAGTTCCAGTAACTGATCCTAATATGCCTAGTGAGTCACATAGGATTGCAAAAATAAATGCAATTATGTCCATAGCTCAACAACAACCTGCATCATATAACATGGAACAAATTGGAATGGAATTATTTCAAGCAATGGGAATTGATGAACCACAAAGATATTTAAAGAAAAAGCAACAACCTATTAGTGCTGATCCTATAACAGAGAATATGGCAGTAATGAAAGGGGCACCTTTACAAGCTAAACCTGAACAAAATCATGATGCGCATTTAGTAACTCATGCTTTAATTTTACAAAATAAAACGTATCAAGGTAATCAGCAAATGATGCAATTATTAACATCACACATACAAGATCACATGGCATTAAAATACAGACAAGAAATGATGCAGATGATTCAAAATCCACAGATGCAACAAGCACTTATGTCAGGACAGCCACTACCTCCTGAAATGGAAAATCAAGTAGCATTAATGGCAGCTAACGCGGCAGATCAAGTTAATCAATTAGATATAGAAAAAGAAAAAATCTTATCTGGTGAGAAAGACAAAGAAGATCCTGTAAGCAAACAAATAGAATTACAACAAATGGAACTAGATCTTAAACGTCAAGTTCACATGGATAAGATTGCATTAGAAGAATCTAAAATGATTATTGATGATGAAAATAAAGATGAAGATCGTATGCTCAAAGCAGAACAAATGAATATGAAGTTTGCTGGAGATGTAGCAAGAGATGCTAAGAAAACAGTAAGCATAGCAATGAAAGGTATAAATAAAAATGTCTAAAGATTGTGGATGTGAACAAGGTAATAGAAACGGTAAGAGGCCATAATGGCAAAAAAGGGATTATACGCTAACATACATGCTAAGAGAAAGCGTGGAGGTAAAATGAAAAAGAAAGGTGCAAAAGGAGCACCTACTGCTGCTAATTTTAAAAGAGCAAAACAAACTGCAAAGAAAAAATATGGCAAAAAAGAAAAAAAGTAAATCTACAGTTAATAAAGCAGGTAATTACACAAAACCTGGATTGCGTAAAAGAATTTTTAATCGTATCAAAGCACAAGCTTCACACGGAACTGCGGCAGGTAAGTGGTCAGCTAGAAAAGCACAAGCTATGGCTAAAGCTTATAAAAAAGCAGGTGGTGGATATAAATCATAATGGGTTTAGCTAAATCACAAAAGAGTTTAAAAGATTGGGGAAAACAAAAATGGCGAACTAAATCTGGTAAAAAATCTAGTAAAACTGGAGAACGTTATTTACCTGAGAAAGCTATTAAAGCCCTAACTTCTAAAGAATATGCGGCTACTACTAGAGCAAAAAGAAAAGCTAAGAAAAAAGGAAAGCAGCATAGTAAACAACCTAAGAAGATAGCAAATAAAACTAGAAAATATAGAACATAGAAAGGACTACATTATGCCACAAGGAAAAGGAACATACGGAAGTAAAAAAGGAAGACCACCTAAAAAGAAAAAAGGTAAAAAAGTAAAAGGTAAACTAAACAAATTAGACATGAATAAAGATGGTAAAATTACTAAAGAAGATTTTGCTATGTTAAGAGGTAAAAAGAAAAAGAAAAAATAATGGCAAAGAAAAAGACTGCAGCATGGCAACGTAAAGAAGGTAAAGATCCTAAAGGCGGATTAAACGCTAAAGGTGTTCGTTCTTATCGTAAAGCCAATCCAGGTTCTAAACTTAAAACTGCAGTCACAACTAAACCATCTAAATTAAAGAAAGGTTCTAAAGCTGCCAAAAGACGTAAGTCATTTTGTGCTAGAATGGAAGGTATGAAGAAAAGGCGTACTTCAGCTAAAACAGCAAGAGATCCTAATTCTAGAATAAATAAATCCTTGCGTAAATGGAACTGTTAGGTTATAATGTCAAAGCAGAAAAGAAATTACAGAAAAGAATACGATAACTACCACTCTACTGATAAGCAAAAGAAAAGACGAGCTAGTCGTAATAAAGCTAATAAGTTAAAAGGTAGGAAAGGTATGGATGTTGATCATAAGGATGGTAATCCTTTAAACAATAAATCTAGTAATCTAGTTGTAAAATCTAAAAAAGCAAACAGATCATTTAAACGTAACAAAAAGGCACAGAAAGCATGAAGAAATTATTAGTATTATTAATGTTGGTAACTTTAGCATCACCAGTTTTAGCAGATTCCACAAATGATAACAACGCACAAACAAACACTTCTGGAAGTAATACTCAGATAACAGGTGGATATACAGCCACTACTACAAATAATAATGATGGACAAACTAATACAACAACAACTACAAATACTACTAGTAATTCAACAACAGGTTCTGATATACCTGTAGGTTCCGCAAATGCCCCCTCTTACTCAGCAATGAGTCAAGATGTATGTTCAATGGGTGTTAGTGGCTCTATATCTACATTAGGTGTAGGTATCTCGGGGGGCAAACATGTCAGGGATTTAAACTGTGAACGTATTAAGCTTAGTAAGGTACTTTTTGATTATGGCATGAAAGTGGCAGCTGTGTCAATTTTGTGTCAAGATGAGCGAGTTTTTTCAGCAATGGCTCATGCAGGTACTCCTTGTCCATTTGAAGGAAAAATAGGGAAAGAAGCTTTAGAGCAATGGAATAAATATGATATTGAAAGACCAGACTATGATTCTTATGTAGCAAAATTAGATAGTCGTTCTAAGATTGATGAAGAACTAGAAGAAATAGCAAGGCAAGAAGAAGCTGAAAGACTTAGAAAAGAACAAGAAGCTTTAGCTAGAAAAATAGCAGAAGAGAAAGCAAAACTTGCAACTTTAAAAGAACAGGAAGAAGTAGATAATATGGTTATTGAAACAGACATAGAAACAAAAGAACAAAAAATAATTAACGTACACGGCGAATGATAAAAACTGTAGTTATAGCCTTTGTAGTGACATTATGTTTTTGTTGGTTTTTAAATTCTCAATTAACAAAATCAATGGAAGGTTTATATAATGTTCCGTCTAATAACATTATTATTCCTGATTAGTAGTTCCGTTTATGGAACAGAAGTTACTACAGGAAATCTATTAAATAACTCTACTTTTGGAACAGGCGATACTACAACTACAACTGGTTGGTCAACAAGTGGTGACGATGGTATTCATACTCATGGTGCTTGGAATGGATTTCCATATCAAACAGGTATGGATGATACTGGTGGTGTATTAGCATTTGAAGGACATGAGGAAGATAATGTATACCAAGATGTAGATTTAGTTGGTGATGGCCATTTAACACAACAAGAAATTAATCAAGGCTTTACCTCAAACATGGGGGCAGACGTATGGTTTTGGAACAATATAGAAAACACACTTACTCTTAAACAAACTGTTACAGGATCTGATGGTTCAGTATCTACACAAGTTAGAGAAATAACTGGCACCAGCACTACAGATGGTAATACGTTTAAAAATTATACAAATCAATACATTCAAGGTTCAAATACACAAACAGATATTACAATTAGAGCAGAGTTATTTAATGAAACTGCAGGCACAGCTTATGATAACTCCCATCGTGGGCCAGATGTAGATAATGTTCAACTAAATGTTACTTATACTTACATACCGCCTATTGATGCAGATACACAAGGTATTATAGATGATATTGATACAGATATAGTAGATATCATACAAGATATACCAGAGGATTTTGATTGGTATAGCGATGAAATAGTATTTGAAGAAGAGTATACATTTGAGGAAGAAGAGTATACTTGGGAAGATGACTATGTAATAGAAGATGATTTCTA